CTTTGCTCTCAAAGTAATGTTTGTACGTGTACGACAAGCGGAACCTCTTGTATTCGGGAATGCAACCGCGTCGGCGAACTATGCTAATATGTATCTTACTAGTGCTTATGCCTCAGCATATCCTGACAGCACTAAATTAGGACTGTGCCAGTATCCTAATCCTCAGGCATACACAATCGTAGCGCAGCGTACTTACTCGATAAACGGTCGTTCTAACTCCAACAATCAGAAATATCCTAATGGAGTTCACATAAGAACGCGTTTTCCACTCAATAAATCACTCTCTTATTCTACCGGTGGAACTAATACAAGAGATACCTATCTTATACTCTTGCATTTAATTAACCTTGATTTACATGCCGATAATAATGTCATGGCATTTAGCGGTTATACACGTTTTATTTACAAGGATTATTAAAGACATACTCATACAGGCGGGCGATACTCGCTATAACTGCACAGGGGCCCCAAACAACGAGTCCAGGGGAAACGCGATGCTCCCTGAGTGTGGCGAAGTGGGAGCGGACATGGGGAGGGGCCCACGCAGTGGGAGGGGACCGCCATGGGAGAGGGAACGAAGCACGAAGGAACCAGAGCATTCGTTTCCCGTCCTATTTTTTTGCGCATATATCATGTGCCATTTGTGCCAGCGAGTTAAAAATAAAGATAAAAAAAAACAGAATTTTCACAGTGTTACAGCGAAGCGCCTGAAAATTCCCTATACTTCAAACTGAATTAGTTCTTGAGCGTCATTAATTTCCCAAAGAACCCATCGGTCACCTGAAAGTAAATCATTGGGGGGCATAATATTTGTGAATACAAATACGTTTGGATTTCCAAACCACCTATCTTTAAAATGATAGCGCGTATCATACGCGTACCCCCCCTTCATGGTTTCAATTCCGGAATAAAGCTGATTAAGCTTGTCCTTGTTTATAGCTCGAGGCATATCGATAACGTAGTTCATAGCGACTGGACAGTCCATCACGATCTGCATCAGCTCTTTGTAATCGTTTACGAATGGGATTATCCTTGCAATTTTATTAATCCCCATATACTTACAAAGAGTAGTTTTACCGATGTTACCTTTCTTATCAAGAATAACGTTAATATGACGCTTATCTAACCGTCCGGCAATGTCGATTAGACTTTTTTGCCAAGGTCTCAAATCTATAATATCGGCCATGTCCCAACATTTAATTTTGACTTCGTCAGTATTAGACCATGGTCCGTCTAACCTCGTATCAGCTTTCATGCAATACGAGTCCTCATCTTTATCGTGTGTAACCGATAAGTGGCATCCCTCTAATTCAGTACCTTTAAGTAACTTAGCGAGTTCTGTTAATCTCCGCTTCTTTATGAGTGAGATCCTTCCTTGGTAGTGTTCATATCCACTATCTCCTTTTTCGAGTTGGAAAACCCACTTCTTAGCATATTCTTTTAGACATGCTTTAACAGCCTCGGGTTCGTGATCTTCTTTGGATAATGTAAAATCGTATACGGCGACTGCGTTCATTTTTTTTTTTTAAAAAATATTTTTTAAAAATTGGGCTTACTAATAAGACTACAAAATAAAAAAAAAATTAAAATGCCAATCAGAAAAACGCGAGCCCCCCGAAGAAGGACAACCAGACGACCCAGGCGTATTGTACGGAGAAAAAGACAACCGTCCAGTTCATATTCACGAAAGGTTGTAATCAAAGGCTCAGAGACAAAGAAATTAATTTATCTTTGGCAGGACACTATGAACACTAACACTGCTACTGACCATACTTCTTGCGTGAAGTATCACGATCCTCTTAACACAGCAACCGGCGATCAAATTAACGAGAGGATCGGACAGAAGCTTTTTGGGAAATCGGTAGAATTGAATATCTTTTGTATGCCAACGACAAACACAACCGACTGCTTTGCTCTCAAAGTAATGTTTGTACGTGTACGACAAGCGGAACCTCTTGTATTCGGGAATGCAACCGCGTCGGCGAACTATGCTAATATGTATCTTAC